GACCAGTTGAAGGCGACAGCACCACCGACAGGAGAGGACTCCTTGTAGGCGGTAGCGAGCACCTGAACGAGCCGAGCGTTAGCACCGGCATCGTCGCTGCCAGCGGGAAGAACAGTGAGAACAGAGTCCGCCACGGACAGAGTGTCCTTGAGGGCCGTGTAGTCAGGGTCGTAGAACCCACCAGTCTCGACGGTCGCCATGTAGGGACCTTCGATGTGGTTCTTCCAACTGTTGCGGAAGGTAGTGGTTTCAGCGGTGTCAACCTCTACTGCGAACTCCAACGAGTTGAAGTAGGTAGAAGCATTGACACCATCAAGCCAGAGTTCAGCGTTGGAGCCGTGAAGTGCCATTAGGTGTATACCTCAAGGGTGAAGACCGCTGCGAGGTAAGCAACACCAGCGACATTCACGTCTTCAATCTGGCAATCCTGTACTCGTGCGGTGGAAACCTCACCACCAAGGTCACCGTCGAGTGCATCCTTGATGCCGGTGGCTCCTGTGATGACGTTAGAGAGAACATCGCGGGCCGAACGGTCAGAAACCTTGCCGACGATGACATAGACGGGGAACAGTGCGCGGTCACTACCACGAGTGAACGTGACATCGAAGTCAAGTTCCTTCGGGTAGCCAACGACTACGCACGGAGGCGAGACGGACTCGACTGGCCAAGCGTAAGCACGGTCAGTGACACCAGCCTCGGTGATGGTGTTAGCGATGGCATCCATGACAGATGCGAGGTTGATAGCACCCATTAGGCAGCACTCCACCAGCGGATGTACGGCCTGATGAGGACATCCACGTCAGGGTCCAACTTGGCCAGAAGGCGAAGTTCAGAACCGAGGTCGGGGGAGCCTGCAACACCGAACGGTGCATCACGACGCTTCATGAGGCGGTTCGCCTGCAAGAGAGTCGCGTTCTTGATTGCGAGTGGAACAGAGTCCCAACCCCAAAGGGCTGTGACGGAAACCTCTGTCAGCGCAGTGACAGCACCCGGCGAGAAGATGATAGTCGTGTAGGGCATACCCTTCGCAACTGCATTCCTCGGAGCGAGTGTGCAATCCGCTGTGATGTCAGCATCGTTCGCTTCGACAGCGAAGTCAGTGTCATCAGAGATGTCGTCAATGTCGGCCTGATAGCGACCGATGGACTTGTTGTAGTAGACGGGGTAGAAACGCTCTGTTGCTGTGTCCTCGGCAGCATCGAACGTGCGATTGGTCGCAAGGTCGATGGTTGCCTTGACAGCAGCAAGGGCCAGAGTGATTTCTGTGTCGTCGTCCGTATCGTCATCAGGGATGCGAGCGAACGACTTGTAGTCGTAGGCGGAAGCGTAGTCAGTCATTCTGAGACACCCAAGGTTGGGGAGTGGGAGTCAGCACGAAGCCAACTCCCACCAGAACCAGTGAACGTCTAACCCAGTGGGTTAGGCGTGGTAACCCTGCAAGACAGAGTAGGCAGCACGCTGCTGGATGGTGGAGTCACCACGCGCCCAAGCAATGAACTGAACCTGTCCGTTGGCTGCACGACCGAAGGGGTCAACGACCAAGGTGATGTCCTTAACGTCACGGATGACGAAGGCTTCCTTGATGTTACCGAAGGCCATGTAGCCCTCACCAGCGACCGGAGTGCCGCTAACCTTGTCGGACGCCGTAGCGGACCAAGCAGGAGCGTTCTGGTCGATGATGACCGGGTAGCCGAGAAGGTCACCACCCGGCAGCGTGGTCATGCCAGCAGCCGAGGCAGGAGTCCAGACCGGGCGACCGTCGAGGTCAACAATCTGGCGAACCTTCTTGAGAGTGCCGTCGTTCATGACGAACGAAGCACCGTTACGGTACGCCGGGTCCACATCGTGGATGAGGTCCAGAAGCGTAGCGTAGGAGAGAGCACCACCAGAAGGCGTCTGCACGTCAGCAGTGGTGTAGAACAGACCACCCGGCTCAGTGGAGTCCTGACCGATTGCGTAGTAGTACGCGCTCGAACGGGCAATCCTCTCACCCAACTTGCGAGCGACGAAGCCAGCAATGTCGAAGTCAGAGTCCTGCAACAGTTCAACGCTCACACGAACCGGCGTGTTGCTTGCGCCACCAGCCATGAACTTGTAAGCACCGAGAGCGTGAGTACCGAACACGAAGTCATCGCCAGAAGCGATGGTGTTGTGCTCTGCAACAATCTCACCGAGGTTAGCGGTGTCGTCGTTGGTCGGCCAAGGCAGCGGGTTACCCGTTGCAGTGGTGATGACCTCGGCTACCGAGCGGATGCCACCGAAGTCCTTACGGACCTCAATCAACTTGCTACGGAAGCCTTCGGGAACAGTGTAACCACCCTCGGCGTTCGAGAGGCCCTGCTGGCTACGGAGTTCGGTGAGGTCGGAGTTGCGCTGACCCGTACGGAGGTACGACTCAAATGCGAACTCAAGGGCAGCATCGCCCTTCGGAGTTGCCGTGATAACGGCAGGCGCGGTAGCCATGTAGGCCCCCTGACGCGAGCGGATTTCGCTCGACTTCTGTGCAGCCTTGAGGTCTGCTTCCAGACCCTCGTACTGAGTGACTTCCTCGTCCGTGAGGGAACGAGTCTCGGCTTCCGCAGCGTCCACAATGGCCTGCATTGCCTCGGTGATTTCTTCAATCCTCATTGGATTACTTCCTCTTGCCGCTTGCTGCGGCCAATACACGGGCACGAGCCCGAACCAACTGCGACTTCAACGACTCAGTAGAACCGTCTGCGCTACGCAGTTGGAGAGATGTGCCCGCGAAAGCAGGCATGGCAACTGGCGACACGTCCATCAACTCCTTGACGGAAACGTGGGTGCGAACCTCAAGGCCAGTGGCCGGGTCGCGGGAGAAGGTGACCTTGCCGGGGACGAACCCGAACGAGGCACCAACAATGTCTCCGCGCTCTACGAGAGTGCGGACATCTCGACCAACCTGAGTGTCAGGAAGGTCTACCGAGAAACGCAGTCCCTCATCGCTGTCTTCAAGACGCAGGGTTCCAGAAGACTGACGACCGAGAATGCCATTCGGGTCATGATTGAACAGAGCAACAGCGTCCGAAGACTTCAATGCCTCGGTGAAAGCACCGGGCTTGAGCGTCTCCATCCGTCCGTTGATGCGAGCCTTCTGGCCGTAGGCGTGAGCCAGACCAGAGAGAGTGTTTCCTTCGAGGGAAGCACTACGGAGTTCGACGTTAAGCCGTTCCATTGCTGTTGTCCTTTGGCTGCGCATCAGGCGCAGGCTGTTCAGCAGCAGGGGCGGGAGCAGGTGCAGCCTCTACCTTCGGCTTGGGGCCGAGGTTCAGGACTGCACGAGCCTCGTCTTCGGTGAGAAGACCGCCCTGTACTTGCAGGATGAGAAGTTCGATTTCCTCCTTCGGAGTGCCTTGCAGCAGACCGTGGTAGTCGAACTCCGCGAAACGAGGGGAGGGGAGTAGCCCCGAAAGGCTTTCCTCAAGACGCGATGTCCAAGGCATCAGGGTGAACTTCTGCAAACCGAGGTTCGCCTCCGACACGCCTGTGCCCCAGTTGGACACTGCACCCGGCATATCCAGCAAGTTGAGCGGGACTCCAAGCATTCGAGCGAACTCGGTGACTTGGAACTGACGGGACTCAAGGAACTGGGCATCGACAGCGGTCATCGCCCATGGCTGGAACTTGAGAGCACGGTTGATGACGGCGATGTCACCAGCGTTCTCTACACCACTCACCTTGGCACTCAAACCTGCCTTGATGGTGGCTGCTTCCTCCGGCGTCATGTCGGTGTCAGGAGTAACAAGACCCGAGATGAGCGCACCATTGGAGAAGGCACGGTTGGCAGCAACGTCAGCGTTGATGCCGAGTTGGAACGAACGACGGAATGTCGAGAGAGGGCTCACTCCCCGGATGCCATCGAGCGTGAAGCCCATGACCTGAGTCATGTTCGTGTTGTCGTAGACAGCCTCAGTGCCGTTGTCGAGACGGACCGTGAAGACCTTGGTGCTTCCGACCATCTTGACCGTCACACCCATCGGGTGAATGGGATAGAGGCCGACGATGGCACCAGCGTTGTTGTGAATGTGCAGGAGGAATGTCTCGCCCTGCGTGAGCAGGTGCCCCATGACCATTTCCTTCCAAGCGAAGGGAGTCAACTGGTAGGGGCCTGCCGGGTTGTCGAGGAACGTCTTGACACGTTCGCGCTTGTTGTCGCCAGTTTCCCTGTACGACTTGAGCGGAAGGGAAGCGATGGTGCCTGCGATGATGTTCAGTGCGCGCCAGTAGGCGGTAATACCGAGGACGGATGTCTCAGTCACGCTCGTGCTGTTCACGCCACTGATGCCGAGGTACTCAACCAGAGCAGCGTTGTCCAGCGTAAGGACGGACCTTTCTTCGATTGTGGCCCTGTCCTTGACGGCCTTGACCTTCTTGCTCATGCGGTAGTTCCTTAAAGGACGACCACCGCAGGGCGGGGACGTTCCTTCCAAGTGGCACGGTCGATAGCCAAAGCCATAGCAACCGCAGCGTCGATACGTCCCTTGGACTTCGACTTCTGGATGGTGAAACCACGCTCGTTGTACCGAGGTACTGCGTTGAGTACCTGCTCGCCAAACGGCGTGTCGTTGTCGTGACTGATGCCGCCAGTCCTAATCAACTGGTAGGCGTTGCCGACAATCGGCGTCATTCGCTCTACCGACTGCGGGACTTCCACCATGGGAATGCCGTCGTCGTGGAGCATCTTGGCTGGAACGTCGAACAATCTTGGGTCGAACGACACAGCCTTGAGGTTGTAGTTGTCAGAACATTCACGAATGAACTGCATGACATCAGTGATGTCCACAGGCTCATCCTTGGTTGGCACCCACAACTTGACCGTGATGTGCAGCCTTCCATCTTCACGATACTGCGCAAGTGCAACAGCCGTGCTGTCCTTCTTGATACCAACGTCAACACCAACGAAGGTGTCAGCGCCCTGCACCAACTTGTAGGGGTCTTCTAGGGACTCCCACACGACTCGACCGTCAACGCCGAGCCAAGACATCGTGCCGTCAATCCACTGCGCCAAGCGATAGATGCGAAACTCTGCCTCTGTGCTGATTGCTACGGCTGTGCGCAGCGAGTCAATGTCGAGGAAGCCTTCACGGATAGCCGGGTTGGCCTCAAGCCAACTGTTCTCATCGAGCAGTTCAGAGCCAGCAGGTGCGCTGTACTCGGTGTAGACGAGGCCCGGTGTCTCTGCACCAGAGCGAACCAGTGCACGGATGTGCCACAGGGCGTTGTCCCTGTTGACACCGGGAGTACCGATGCCGATGACCAGCGAGTTCGGGCGCTTACCGGATGCCAGTTGAAGGGCGTTGTAAACGTCAACGTCGTTGAAGCCAATCTCGTCAAGGACGGCTACCGAAGGGTCGAGTCCTTACAGACCGTCGATGGTGTTGGCGATTGGGAACGCCTGACCGTCCGTAGAAGGGACGTAAATCTTGGTCGTTCCAATGCCCGAGTAGATGATGCTGCGCTTCTTGAGTTCAGGTGCAGCATTGACCATGCTCACCATGACCCCATACACCGAGCGGACAGCCTGTCCAACGGTGGTAGCGACGATAGGAACCTGCGGAGAACCACCCTTGTCGGGGTCGTACAGTGCGTGTACCGCTACTGCTGCGAGGAATGTGGACTTGCCATTGCCCCTCGGAAGGGACATGACAGCGGACCGGACACCGGGCTGGTACACCTGACGGAGCCAGTCCTTCTGGTAGTCAGCGAGGACCATCTTCTTACCAGCGGTGTAGCCCTTGCTGGTGACGATGTACGTCTCGATGAACTTGATAGCGCGTTCGGCTCTATCTGTCTCAATCCACTTGGTCCAAGGACCCTTGGAGTTCAGTTCGGCAGTGCGTGTGGAGTTCTTGTTGCCTGTACGCGGTGCCGACATTGACTTCTCCGGGGGTCTACCTCAACTGGTTGGGTATAGATAAAGTGGGTGTCGGGGGTAAACTAGGGCTGAAACTGTGAGGTTTCAGCAGTTAACCGCGTCCGAAGTTGCACGTTTCGCACGCAAACACAATGTTTCGTGCGTCATTCGTACCACCATCAATCAATCTGACTCGATGGTCCTTTGTTGTTGCAGGCTTGACCTTGCACCAGTAACACATACCACTAGGCACCATGCTTCGATACACTGGGTCGTTGTATGCCTGCCTGTGAGGTAGGCTGTTGCGCCTTGCGTCATACACCTTGGTGCATCTAGCACAGCGTGTGCCCTGTGTGGGTACACCACAGTCCATGCAAGGCTTAGGTACATAGCCCATAGAAACATTCCCTTGGGCTATCTACCCGTGTAGTGGAAGTGGGTGCCACATGGGACCAGACATGGGCACCCTGAATGTTGTAGGCCCTCTGGCGGGCTTGTAGGGGCTACTTGTACGCCTTGGTAGCGCCGTAGGTAGCCTGTTCCTTAGTGAAGCCCTCAAACTTCAACTGTGCCGTAAGGCTCTTGAGGGAGAACGACTGGTACTCAAGGTATTCCTTGCCCTTGAGGTAAGCCTGCTCATTCCAGTCAATCTTGAGAGAGTCAACTGCGAACGTTGCGTCTGCCTTCGAGAAGTCCTCGAAGACGAGTTGGTCGATGAGGCCCTTACGGGAGAACGAACCGTAGGCGAGGTAATCCTGCGCCTTAGCAACAGCATTCTCCTGCGAGGTCGTGAGCGAGGAAGTCGGCTCAGGAGTGACTTCCGGTGTCGGTTCTGCTGTCGGAGCAGCAGTCGGAGCCTGTGTGACCTCTACGATTGGTGTAGAGGTCGGTTCTACGTTGGTCGGTGCCTCGCTTGTGCTGCACGCTGCAACTGCAAGTGCGAGGATGATGGTGGCGATTGCCTTTCGAGTCATCTGGTCTAACTCCTTACTGCGAGATATGTGATGACGGTGATTAGTCCCGTCACAATCGAAGTTACAGCCATGTTGCGCTTTACTGCAACTGGCGCTGTGCGAATGAGGTTCAACATCACGCTGCCACCCTTCCCATCAGGAAGCCGTGGATGAACGATGTTGCTGCCTTACGGCTGTAAGCCTCACGGCTGTTGGCCTTCTGGCTCATCTGCTCCAAGTGCTTCGGGTTCACGCAGTCCTTACGGCTGACGGTCGTTCCCGGCACCATGCACAGGTGATTGACGGTGTTCCTGTCTGCAATCACACCCTTCCAGATGCGGTATGTCAGACGGTGAGCAGCAGCACCGTTATGGTCCTTGCCGTCGATGCTGGCACGGAAGTTGACCTGTCCGTACCCGCTGTTGTTGATGGTGCCCTTCCAAATCCAGCAGGCACCTGCTGTGTCGTCTCCACGGTCAGTGAAGTCCAAGTCGATGTTCGACATGACCTTGGAAACAAGTTCAGTGTCGATTTCCTTCTGAGGCTCGGGGCTCACAAAGAGCACCTTGTACTGGTCCATGTTGTTCTCCTTTGAACAACTACACGGGGCAAACTACGCTGCTGTCACAGCGTTTGGTCTTTCTGCCCCTACTCTATAAGGCGAGTTGAGTCACCAACCGTGACATTCACTCGTATGTGAGGGTGAAACGAAGGCCGTTAGCACATCGTTTGCTTACTTCGCAATGGAAACCCTCTACTATACTAGGCGACTTGGAGCCTAGACCGTGACATATCGGTACTTGTCACGAGGCTTTCCTGCTCGAAGCCACCTGCGGTTGCAGTTGACGTGACAGAACTTCTTGGGTCTGCCCTTGCCCTGTACCTGCTCGATGGGCTTGCCACATTCCATGCAGCCTGTACGCATCTTGGCCGTAGGGCTAGGTCGTTGGTCTGTGTGGAAACCTCCACTGGTGTAGACCTCTGTCACTGCGTTGCTGTACGCAAGGTCAGCATCCAGCAGTTCAAGACCACTAGGCCCAGTCATGTCGAACTTGATGTTGGCTGCCATTCTCTCGAAGATGGC